AGACACTATGACGAAACTTGGTTTAACGGAAATGGACTTCGCAGGATTGTGCAAAGATAAAAATGGTGATGATTACATCTACGGACTTTGTTATGATGAATTTATCCCGTTGTGTATCAAGATGTTACAAATGCAGGAGAAGAAAATCGAAAGATTGGAAGGTAGGAAATGAACAATTTAGACATTATTAACTTTAAACAGAAATTGGCGGACGTAATCAACGAATCGGAACTCCCTATTGAAGTCAAAAGACTTTGTTTAATGGAAGTGATTTCCGCCGTAAACATTGAGTGTCAAAGAGTTTTGGAGGAGGAAAAAGAAAATGTCGAATCCGTACAGAGGGACAACCCCGACAATCCCGTTTCACATAACGAAGCCAACTGATTTCGATTGTGCGATTATAAGGGAAGCCTATATCACACTTCGTAATAAATCTTCGGGAAAACAGAAAACATTTACCGCGTCTATTGATGTGGAGAATAAGATTTTGTCTATTTCTCTCACACAGGAAGACACCCTTTATTTTAGTGAAGGCACTTTGAAGATACAGGGCAAATTCCTGTTAAGAAATAACAAGGTAATTTCGAGTAAAATGATTGAAGGCACTCTTGAAGAAATATTAGACGAAACGATTTTAGGAGGGTAATTATGAACAATATGGAATTAGAAACAGATATTGAAGCCCTTGATATGGAAATGGGTGATGTAACAATTCATTATTGCCCCGTTATTCCGAACCCCGAAGGCACACCTACGGCAGAGTTAAAGACGGCGGATATTGAAGGAACTATCTATGAAATCGTAGACGAAGAAGCCCGTAATACTTTGGAGAACAAGGTTGATAAAGAAGAAGGCAAAGGTCTGTCTTCTAATGATTATTCTGATGAAGACAAAGCAAAACTTGATTCTGTCGAAAATGGTGCAGAGGTTAATGTTCAGAGCGATTGGGACGAGAACGATAATTCCAAAGACGATTTTATCAAGAATAAACCTACAAAACTTTCCGATTTCGACAATGACGAAGGATTTATAGATAAAACTGTCGATAACTTGGATAATTATTATAAGAAGACCGAAACTTATACACAGAGTGAAGTTAATTCCGCACTTTCGGGAAAGGTGGATAATTCCACTCTTGATAATTATTACACCAAAACCGAAACCGATACGGCACTCGGAAACAAAGTTGATAAGGTGCAAGGCAAAGGCTTATCTACAAACGATTATGACGATACGGCAAAAGGCATTGTAGACGGAGTAACAACGGCACTTTCGGGTAAGGTTGATAAAGAAGAAGGATACGGCTTATCCGCAAACGATTACACAGACGAAGACAAGGCACTTGTCGGCACAATCGAAGATAAACTCGATAAAACGGAAACCGCCGTCAATGCGAACGGACTTGTAATCACAACACCTGTAAATGATAATGCCCCTTACATTTACCGCCAAACACCTGTAAAAGAGAGTTTCAAAGCACTTATGCACAAGATTGTCGGTGCTTCGGTTGTTTGGAATCAGTTAGTCGATAGTAATACCACTTCGGTCACAATAGCGAGTGGACATAGATATATCGCAAAGATAAATGGTACTTTAACCTTTGGCACATCAGACGGAACGGCAATTACAGTTAGTGCAAACGATTATCTTACAGACCTTACTGCTATGTTCGGCATAACAATCGCAGATTATGTTTACACACTTGAAACATCACAGAGTGGAAGCGGAATTGCGTGGTTACAGAGTTACGGCTTCTTCACAGAAGATTACTACGCATACAAGCAGAATAAGTTGGAGAGTGGGTGCGTTAGTGCGAAGAAGATTGTTGGGAAGAATAAACTTGAATTAACTTTGGAATATCTGAAAGCAAAGAATACAAGCGGAACTTGGGTTGATAATAAATACACATTGAATGGTGTCACATTTACTGTCAACGCAGATATGACAATAAGTACAAGTGGAACGGCAAGTGCAAACATAACTCTTTACTTAAAAGACGAAGGAGAAGATTGTCCTTTTATAAATTATAAATTATATGGTTGTGCAAGTGGTGGCTCAAATAATACTTACTATTTACGAATTTCAGATGTAACAACTTCTTCAAATAGTGAGTATGGCTCTGGTGTATCAATTTCCGTTACAAAGACAAATCAATGGATATTATACATAAGGATTTTAAGTGGAGTAAATTCAAATGGTTTAATCTTTAAGCCTATGATTACATTTTCGAATGAAAATAGCACATACGAGCCTTACACAGAAACTACCTATCCCATTTCTCCTATAACACTTCGTGGCTTGTTCAAACTTTCAACAGATAAGTTGACAGTTGACGGAGACGAGTACAACGCAGACGGAAGTGTGACGAGAAAATATGAACAGAGAGCATATCAGAGTGGAGACGAAAGTCTGACAGATGCGATTACAGACGGAACTAACACGATTGTCAAACTTGCAACACCTACCACAGAACAGACAACACCTTTTACAGAAACAGAGATTGTCGGTAGCACAGAAGAATTTATTGATTATGGTGTAGCACAGAATACTCGTGATGTGGCTATTCCTGTGGGAACAGATACGGACTATTATCAAGAAATGAAGTTACCACCACTTCCGACTACGAGTGGAAACCATAATTTGATTTACAATCCTTCAACGGGATTCGGTTGGACGTAAGGGGGTGTAAATATGGAAACGTGGTTAAGTACAACAGTTGTAGTTGTGGCAGGAATATTAACAATCTTTAACCTTGTAGACAGAATTATCGCCTACGCAAACAAACCCAAAGAGACTTATGACGAGATTAGACGGAGGCTTGAAGACTTGGAAAGAAAGACGGACGAGGAGTTCAAACAGAAGTTTGAAAATTACGATAAGGAGTTGGCTTCAATCAAAGAAAGCAATAAGGTTACGCAGAGAGCGATACTTGCGTTGCTTAAACATTCCATTGACGGAAACAATACAGATTCGCTTCACAAGGCGGAAGAAGAATTAACAGATTATTTAACAAACAAGTAGGAGGCATTATGGAAAAAACAGGCGGAAAAGAACAGAATTGGAAAGACGAGATTGAAAGACAGGGAATTGGTAAAAAAGATATTGAAATGTAAGGAGGAAACGCTATGAGTTTTGACATTTTAGGCATTATCGCCGTACCTGCAATCGCTATTATTTGTTATCTTGTGGGATTGGGAGTTAAGGCTTCTCCCCTCAAAGACGAATTTATCCCGATTATTGTTGGTATAGTCGGTGGAATTATCGGAGTTGTCGCTTACCTTACAGGTATGCCGAACTTCCCCGCGAATGATGTTATTACCGCTATTGCCGTAGGAATTGTATCGGGATTATCTTCGACAGGTATAAATCAGATTTGCAAACAGTTTAAAAAGTTAAAGGGAGAATAATCTATGAAAGAAAAAGAGTATGTTGATAAGTTGATTTCTTTGGCAAGAAGAAAAACTTTTTATCGAAACAAATATCCGTATAATCTCGGACTTGTTTCTCCGCCTAAAAGCACAGAAACTTTTAGGGCTTGTAATGGCAACATCTTAAAGAACTATAACCCGTATGAAGAAGTCGTACAGAGTTTTGATTGTTCTAATTTAGTAAAGGCGCTTGTAAACGGATATGATATAAACAAAATGGCATTTGGTTATTTTCAGAGAACCTTATCGGCTACGGGTGATTGCACAGAGAAGAAACTTTTAGAACAATGTACCGATATTTCTTCCGACTTTTCCAAACTCGGTAATCAATGCCGTTTACTCTATATGAGCGGACATATCGGAACGTATCTCGGTATGGAAGTTGACGGCAAGTACAATGTGGTAGAATGTACTAATGGAGAACTCGGAAACGGAGTATGCTTCTCTTGGGTTGATAAAGACGGCACAAGAAGAATCAAAAAGGGTGGTGCAAAGTGTAGAAAGTCTTGGAGTAAGCACGGACTTATGACGAAATGGCTTTCATACGCACCACAAGCCCCAAATTCGAACGAAAAACCCAAAGTCGATTATTCTACTTACCCTATCCTTAAAAAGGGCTCTACGGGCAAATATGTAAAGATTTTGCAACAGTTATTAGTTGACAAAGGTTATGACCCGAAGGGCGTGGACGGAATCTTCGGAAACAACACCTTAACCGCCGTTAAGAACTATCAGAAAAAAAACACGGATATTAACGGCAAGAAACTCGTTGTAGACGGGTGCGTAGGTCAGAAAACTTGGGGTTCACTTTACAAATAATGTGTGATATAATGACCTTAATGGTGGACTGTACATAATAAAAACCTTCTTGAAAAAGGACGCTCGTTCCCGCGGGTGTTCTTTTTTTTGTTGACAAATGTAAAAAAATGATATAAAGTGATATAAAAAGGAGGTTTAAACAATGAGAGAAATTGATGAAACATTAGCAATTCAAGCATTAAACAACGAAATTGAGGTTTACTTCGAGGTTGCGGTTAAAAGAAAAGAAAACCTTTGGAGTGTAAAGAAAGACCTTGAAGGCAAGGCAAACTTATTTTTTGTTGCAGGTGTATTAACAAAGCAGGAAACAGACGAACAAAAGGAAAAGATAGCCCAATACTATCGTAAGAGTGTTGCGAAACAAAAGCAGAAAGAATTTTGCGATTTAGATGTAGGATTTTGACAAGAAAAAACCTATATGGTACAATGCGAAAAAGAGAGGAAGTAAAATGATAGGTAATAACGCGCTTGCCTCTGATGTATTGAGACAGTTAAAGCGGGACGAATTTAAAATTAGAATCCTAATCATCATAATAAGTGGGGCGTTGCTTATTGTAACAAACTTCCTATGGTTTATCCAATGGAATAGCCCACCGAAAGAAAAGGAAGAAATTACGTTTGAATTAGAGGACGAAGAAGACAATGACAATCCGCAAAGTGAAAACGAGAAAAGCGAATAGAAGTGGTACTATATGATAATAGCCGATTTTACAACTCCCGAACTTAACTATTTCAGAGAGAATTGTAATTTTGTCGGCTTGGAAATTCGTGTATTTGAGTTGAGAAGTCAAGGCATATCTCTTGAAGAAATAGCCGAAATTCTTAATATGTCCGTAGACGGCGTTAAAAAGATTAGCCGTAAGGTAAACAAAAAGATAATTAAGATACTTTGAGACATACACCCCCTTTTAAGAAGGCACTTACTTTACACTTTATGTGCATTGTGAGTGTCTTTTTTTGTGCCTAAAATTAGATTATGGAGGAAGCCACTATGGATATGGAAAAATTCACGGAAAAACTTTTGAATAGCAAGGCTTTGAAAGATGTTCCCACGGAGTACATATTTCGTGTGGCTTTTTTCATACTTGAAATTCTAAAAGACAAAGAAGTGTTCTTTGAGACAGGGGGGATATAAATGTATATTTACTTCAACCCGAATCCATTAGAACGTAAGGACACGGGCGATTGTGCGATTAGAGCCGTTGCAAAAGCATTAAATACAGATTGGGAAACCGCCTACACTAAACTATCACTCAACGGATTCGCTATGGGGGATTTGCCTAACTCTAACCAAGTTATAGGTGCATTACTTCGAGAAAACGGATATTACAGGGCTACAATCCCCAATAGTTGTCCCGATTGCTACACGATTGAACAGTTCACCAAAGACAACCCAAGAGGGAAGTTCGTTTTAGGAACGGGAAATCACGTCGTATGTGTTGATGAAGGAAATATCTATGATACATTCGATTCTTCGGATTTAGTACCTATATATGTTTATTTCAAGGATTTTCAACCAAAGTTTAAGGAGGAGTAAAATGCAATACCCATACTACAACAACTTTTATCAACAGAATCAACAGCAGATTCAGACACCCTATGTAACAGTAAGGAGTGAAGCGGAAGCGAGAAACTTTCCCGTAGGATTCGGAAACGTGGTTTGCTTTAAGGACGAAACCGCCCCGTACATCTACACAAAGGCTATGGGATTTTCGCAATCCGACAAGCCTGTATTTGAAAAGTATCGTAGGGAAGATAACGAACCTACGCCCGAAGTTGATTACAGGAAAGAAATCGACAGATTGTGGGGAGAGATTAACTCATTAAAGGAGAGAAGAAATGAACATAGTACAAATGTATCAACAGTTTCGTCAAAATCCAATGGCAATGTTAAGCCAAAGGTATAACATACCGCAGAATTTGAACGACCCTAATGAGATAATTCAACACCTTTTAAACACGGGGCAAGTTAGTCAGTTACAAGTCAATCAAGCAATGAGTATGAAAGATAACCCAATGTTTAAGGGTATGTTTTAAAACGATATTAAAGAGCGCAATTTAATATACACGGACTATTCGATAAGAGAATAGCCCCTAACCTAAAAAAATTTATAGGAGGAAAAAACTATGTTATCAAATGACAATTTGGTTACAACAATGCCCGTTACCCCTGCGTATGGCGGTAATGGTGGCTTCGGCGGTTTCGGCGGAGATTGGGGTTGGATTGTATTACTCCTTCTTCTCTGCGGTGGCGGTTGGGGCAACGGCTTCGGCGGTGGCTACGGAAATATGATGTTAGGTTATGATTTCCCTTGGATTCTTAACGGACAGAACGGAATCAACTCTAACACAAACGAAGGTTTCAGAGACGTTATGCTTAATGACGGAATCACAAGCATTAAGGACGGAATCAACGGAATTTCAACACAACTTTGTAACGGCTTCGCAGGTGTAGAGCAGGGCGCAAACGCTCGTCAGATTGCTAATATGCAGACAGACTTTGCTTTGCAGAACGCTATTAACGCAGGCTTTAACGGAGTTACAAGTCAGTTAGCAAACTGTTGTTGTGAAAATCGTCTTGCTACTTGTCAGACACAGAACATTGTACAGAGCGAAGGAAGTGCTACAAGATTTGCAGACGCTACCAACACAAGAGACATTATTGAATCGCAGACACGCGGAACACAGGCAATCCTTGACAAACTTTGTGCGCTTGAATTAGACGCAAAGAACGATACTATTGCTAATTTAAGACAGGAACTCGCTATGAAAGACCTCTCGGCTTCACAGATTGCACAGAACGCATTTATTGCACAGGGATTCTCAAACGAAGTTGACGCACTTTACAACAGACTTTCTAATTGCCCTGTTCCTTCAACACCCGTTTACGGCAGAACACCTATCTTTACTTGCAACAACAATGGTTGTGGTTGCGGAATGTAGGAGGTGTAACTATGGCTTGTGAATTTTTATACAACGAAGTACAGGAAGTTGCCTTAAACAATCCCGTACTTTTCCGTACATCTATTCCTTGCACCAAAGGATATGTATATCACGAAGGCGAGACAGGGAATTTTATTCTTAAAGGCGTAGTAAACAACTCTTGTAATTGTTTTGCACAGTACCAAGTAACCTACAACGGCAATATCGCTTTACCCGAAGACGCAACGGACGTAGTTCCTATTGCGTTGGCTCTTGTAGTCAACGGCGAACCCCGTCTTACAAGCAGGGCAATATTCACGCCACAGGCGGTAGGCGAATACGGAAATGTTACAAGCACGGCAATTATAAAAGTTCCCAAAGGTTGTTGTTTTAATCTCGGTGTAGAATCGGTTGTCGCTACGACAGACCCGACAGTAACACCCGCACCTATTATCGAAGTGCAGAATAGCAACCTTACCATTGAGAGAATAGCATAGGAGGTAGAGTTATGCACAAATTATATGATTTAAAAGATATGCTTTGCGAAGAACTCGAAGAATACGCCGACAAGGGTAAACTCGATATGGGTGGTCTTGAAATCGTTGATAAACTCGCTCACGCTATTAAGAACATTGATAAGATTATGGAATCCGAATATTCGGAAGGACGTTCATATCGTGGCTCTTATCGCGGAAATTACGGCGAAGGTTCATATCGTGGAAACTATGGTGAAGGCTCATATCGTGGAAATTACGGCGAAGCAAGTTACGCCCGTGGACGTGGCAGAAATGCTCGTAGGGATTCAATGGGTAGATATGCAAGCGCAGGCGATATGAGAATGGAAATCGAGAGACTTATGGACGAAGCACCCGACGAAGAAACTCGTATGAAACTCGAAAGATTTATGCAGAGTATGTAGACAACAAAATAAAAACGTAGTAATATATTATTGCTGGTTTTTAATACACCAAAGAGGCTAATTCTCGGCGGTGTATTTTTTTGATAGAAAATATATCAAAAACTATTGACATAAATCAATAAATCTCTATAATGGATAATGGAAGGAGGTAATTGAGTATGGATTTAGGACAGAGAATCGTTCTTTACAGAGCGAAAAACAGACTTTCACAGATTGAACTTGCGAAAGAACTCGGTATTGGAATCGCGACAATGCGTAGAGCCGAGAAGAACGAAATCGGGAAAGTAACCCGTGCGTTAATTGAAAACTATTTAAAAGAAAAAGGAGAGGTTTAAACAATGACATTATTAGAAAAATTACAGAAAATTCAGTTTGAAATGAAAGCCCCGAAGAATCTGTATAACAAATTTGGGAATTACAAGTACAGAAACGCAGAGGGAATACTTGAAGCCTTTAAGCCGTTTGAAGATAAGTATAAGGTTGCATTAACAA